GCTGCTGCTATGTATGAGCGCGCCCATGATGCTGCAATTGCTTTTGCTTGTTCCATTATTTTTCTCCTTTTGGTCGATCCGGTAAATCACCGGCAAACGGCTCATAAGTTGGTCGGCCATAACCGATAACAAATGAGCGTGCTCCCAAAGTTCTTGATTTGACCATCACTTCGCCACCATTGCGCTGGCTTCCTGATCCGCCTGATGTGTTGCCTTCGATGGTCACGATCTGTTTTTCCGATGCCCGGATCACCAAGCCAATGTGATTGATTGTCTCTTTGTCATCGATGATGAAATCATAGAAAACAAAGTCACCAATCTTTGGTGTTGTGTGCCATTGCTTTGTTTTCTTAAATGCCTCAGCTCCAGCTCGGGTGCTGACAACATTTGGCACCTTGACCCCAGCTTGATCAGCACACCAATTGAGAAACGACCCACACCATGGCAACTTGTCGGCTTTCATAAATTTGCCGTACTTTGTCTCATTGTTGCCTGTTTCAATTGTGCCGACCTCAGCGAGAGCGACCTGAATCAAACGCGGCAATGTGCCTTGTGGGAAATTACTCATGGCGCAACAGGCAAATCAATCTTTCGAGGATCTGCGTTGCTTGCTGGTAAGTCGCGCAATGCTTGGCGATAGCTTGCCCATGCGGCTTTATCTGCCGTTGAGTCTGCAATCTGTGTCCAATCAGATTTGACCAATTCAGCATCACGCCATTTGCGAATTCGCTTGAATAGTTTGTCGGTTGGGTCGTTTGGCAACACTTCACGATAATCGTCAAATGTGTGAATAATTTCTACGATTTTTGTCATTATGCTGCTCCATACACGAATTGACCACGAATAAAATCATTTGTTCCCCAAGTAAATGGTGATGATGCAGTTATTTGAGTTGATACGACCACATTACTTCCAGACACTGATGCACGCGTTAGATAAGCAAGAGTATTGCCTGCATAAACAAAAGCACCTGTGTATCCAGCGACACCAACATCTTCCATGTAATTTAATCCCAAAACGCCTAAATCACTGCTTGAAGCAGTAACAGGTAAAGTAAAGTAAGGCCCACTGCCCATTGTAGTTGTCGAACCAAAAACCAGTGAGAATCGAACATAAACCAATTTTCCGATTTGTGCATACTCACAATTTAATGTGCCATTACCAACAGTTAAGTTTGTAAAAGTTGGAGTGTATGAAATGTATGCGCCTGTCCATTTTAATCCAGTTGTTTCACCGCTTGCAGCCACTAGGACTGTGTCGTTGGCACCTACTGCAATGCGAGCAAAAGCATCTGCGCCTGTACCTGCAACCAAATCGCCTTTTGCATCAATGGCTGTTGCCATGCTGTTGGTGATTGTTACCGCACCTGATGTGCCACCGCCTGAAATACCTGTGCCAGCTGTGACAGCCGTGATATCGCCAACATCGTTTGTGATCCATTTAAAATCCATGTCGGTGTTGCTATTTTTTGCCAAAATTTGATCGGTTGTACCGCCTAAAAGATCAGCCATCGATGTTGCAACAGCTTGACCAAAGACCTCAAAATCGGCCGGCAAATCCGTTACCAAATCTGTCGGTTGTGGCATTTGCCAACCGAACGGAGTAGTTGGGTTTGAAATTTTGTTTTCCTCCTTACGCTACGACTAAAGCATCGGCCCAATCTAGGCTTCCGCTGATTGTGTTCCATTGTTCTGCAATTGCGACATCTTGCCATTGCATGGCTTGCAATGAAAATGCCAATGGTGAAAGGATAGCCGTGACAGAAACGCTGTTGTAAGCGGCACGCCATGTCCAACCTTCCACAAATCCAAGGTATGTGCCGGCAGCCATGTTCAGCGGAAGGTTGCTGATACGCAATGGCAACCCCATGAAAATGTTGATCAAGGCATCCCGGTCAGCATCATCAATTTCTGAGTTTGTCAGTTCAAAAGTTATCTGATTGAAATTGGCTTGAGGATAAGCTCTAAGCGTTAAATAAAAAGCCGCTTGATCCTCGGCATCGGCTTGATGTCTCAAAGTAGTTGTGATGATTTGAGCTAATCGACCATAAAGCCCAATGCTATCCGCATCAGAATCGCTGACCTGATTTTGAGAATTTTGGCCATATTTCAAATTTATGTCATTTCGGATGTCACCAGCTCTTGTCTGAATTGAAAGAGAATTGGCCAAAGCCTGTGCAGCTGAAACATCGGTGTAACCATTGGTGGCCAAATAAATTGATCGATGATCGGCCGATGCATAGCTGATTTGGCCTTGTGGATTTTCGTAAATGTAACCCAATCCGGATGTTGCTAAAGCTGAAACTAAAGAATAAACATCAATAGTGGAGGATGATCGTTGTGAAAGTTCATAGCTTCCTGGTGTATCAATTTCACCCAATCCGGTGTTTTCTGCATCTTGCCATTGAGTGGTGGGATCATAGGTTGCCCAAGTCAATGCAGCCGGCACTTCATTCCATGAATTGATAAGCAAATCGGTCAGAATTGTCAGAATTTGATCGCCATCAAAATCGTGACTCAAAACGCCTTGAGTTAAAGCTTTCGGCAATCGTGACAAAGCTCCCAAGGCTATGATTTTGACCGATTGATTAATGCCAATCACACCAGATGCCGCAATTCCAATGTCAAATTCCACGACTGTGCCGCCAAAAATTGGCACAAATGTAGCTGTTGAATCTTGCAATTCAATAGTGACGGCATCATTGATTTCAATATCAACAATTGATTGATCAAGGTTAATCAGTTCTAAATTAACATAGCCGGCATTGGCTTGCTCATAAATGTTTGTGCGGCCTGTTGTGATGGTGAGGTTAGCCAAAGCATAATTTGTGAATGTTGTGCCACCAATAATCACACGCCAAACAGGATTAAAAACACTCATGCTGTCACAAAATTCGTTGCGCCGTTTGTTCCGCGATAATAAGAGTTGTTAAGCGTATCGACTAGCACCCGCGCTGTGCCTTCCGGATCGGTCGTAATTCCGTTAAAATTCACAGTCACATTTGGTTTGTTAGATGCCGCCAAAATGCCAGCAAGCGTGTTTGTATTGACGCCAGATGTGCCAAAAGCAAATGGTTGATTGGAAGCTGCCATAACTCCGGCCAAAGTTGTCGTGCCGCTTGTAAAATTATCAAAAGCTCCAGCAACATCATCAACAACCTTTTTGGTGTCTTTTGCAATCTTTGTTACCGCGCCGCCTATTGATCCGCCCGTTGAGCCGCCGCCAGTTGCGCCACCAGTTCCCCCGGTCAATCCGCCTCCAGTTGCGCCACCACCGATTGATGATCCTCCACCGGATGTGAATCCAGTTGGCAATGATGCAGCTGGCACTGAAATGCCTCCGGTGGAGCTTGATCCGCTAGATGTTCCAATCTTTGAAATTGGTGAAATGTCTGCGCCCGGCTTGATTAGGTTGAAACCACGGATCGCAACATTGATCAGATCGATTGCTGTGTTGATTAAACCTCGCAAAGCTCCAACGACATTTGCCATGATGTTTAACACAACGCTGGCTACATCGCCAACCACGCTGAAAGCTTTGCCAATAACATTGCCAATGATTGGAGCGGCAGCTTTGATGACATCAAAAAAGGCTTGAAATTCATCTTTGTTTTCAATAACAGTTTTTTTGATTTTGTCGAAAGCTGATCGGAAACCTTCAAAAATGGGTTGCACAAAACCTTTGATGCCATCAGCCAATAAGGTCAATGTGCCATCCATTCCACCGGATTTTTTGCCAAAAGCATCAGCAACTTGTTGCACAATTGGGATGACCTTTTCTGAAAAGAAATTGGCCAATTGTAAAACTACCGGCAAAAGTGCCTGACCAATCGTAGTTTTTGCATTTTCTAATTGAGCTGTGAGGATTCGTGTTTTGTTGGCTAGACCATCGCTGGTGCGCTCAAAATCACCTTGTGCAGCTGATGTTTGCTTGTAAATTAAAGCTTGAGCTGCCAATACTTTTTGCTGTGGTGTCAATGCATTTTTGGTTGTGCTGATGATTCCTAATTCCAAAGCGGCTTGGCGCAATGAAGCATCATCCAACAAAACTCCATATTGTCGCAATGGTTCAGCTTCGCCACGCAATGCCGATCCAATGGCGTTGATTGCTTGCTCTGGTGATGTGTTGTTGAAAGATGCCAAATCTGATGACAATTTTACAAAGTCAATTGAGAATTTGCTTAGATTTTCACCGCTTAATCCGGCGGATTTACCAAATGTGGCAAATGTAGCTGCGGCATCCAATGCCTGTTGCTTTGTCTGGCCTAACGATGCTGCCGCGCCATCTGCAAATTTCTCGATGTCTTTGGCTGATTTACCGAATAAAACATTGACTTTTGAGATTGTTTCACCCAAGTCGCTGGCAGCCTTAACAGCATCCACGCCAATTTTAATTGCCATGGCACCAGCTGCGGCAGCAACGGCAGCAAAAGCCAATGCCGCTTTTTTGCTAAAGTCACCAATCTTCCCGGCGAAACCATCGACATCTTTTGATCCTACATTGAGGCTTTGCTTGAGTTTATCTACATCAGCCAGAATCGAAAGCTTGAGTGTTCTTGATTGACCGGCCATCACCACTCCTTCAAAATCTTAGTAAATGCATTTTCCCATTGAGAGATGATGTGAGGCTGTTCGGCGCGCAATGTTGGATAGATAAAATATCCAAATGATCCAATGCCGCCGGGAGCTCTGCCAGACCAAATTGGAAATTGCCTGAATTTCTGTGAGCCAAATTCGTAACCGCCCCAAAGCTGTTGTGTCGTGCCGCCGCCGCTGAATTTTTGAGATACAAAGCCGTAGCTGATCTCACCAATCTTTGATGACTTACTTACGCGCGATCCTTGAGCAATGCGAATTGCCGCCTTATTTGGGCGGCCACCAGCTGCGGCTGTGACTTTCGATTGCAGGTAAGTGGCCAATCCATTTGAAACGCCTTTGGCCTCAGAAACAGCTTGTTCATCCATGGCTTTGAAAGCCTTGATGATGCCGCGCAAATCACTCTTGTCGTAAGTGATTGGTTCAGTTGCCATTTTTTGTCCTTAGAATCTCAAAAGCGGTCAAGACATCCTCTGGTGTTTGAAACTCTGATCGTGACAATCCGGTATGGATAGCCAATTCC